TTCTTCGGTTCCACAAGAACACCCTGCAGCCTTTGCTTCTTCAACCTCAACCCCAGCAAGGTAGTTGTTATGCGAGTTGATGTTAGCATTACCATCAAACTTTTTAAGTGCTTCTAAATACTCTTCATGCGTTTCACACGGCATGTAACCACCGCCATGAGAGTGATAACCAGAGCAACCAAAGGTCTTAGCCCATGCAAGAGCAATATCCGGGGTAGCCCACGAACCCTGCTCATCATCAGCGTCTCTCACGCCTGCAGGCTCTTCAGCATCTTTTTCGTCAGTGTCTTTAATCATCATTGAAGGGGGTGCCTCCTCCCCTACCGGGGTGTAGCTTGTTGTGGGCTTTACACGTGTAGGCCGACCAACCTGAACCTGACCATTTTCAACAGAAATAGTGGCGCTCCATGTCATGTCTTCACCTGTCTGGAATACAACGTTGTTGCCGTCCATTTCAATAATCTGAACGGGCTTACGCAAAGCCTGAGACAGCATTCGTCCCAAACGCTCTGACATTGCATCCATCGTACTAGCAGGGCCGTCTTTGTCATCATCCTCAACATAGTAGCCTTTGGATGCCTTGCCCTTTTCATCATCTTTAACAGAAATCGTTGCGGTCAACTGATTCGCTCCATGCAGAACAGGAGAAATTTCGTACAACTCTACCTCTTTCAGAACGTTAGCCTGCTTAACTGCATCAAAATCTGCAGTAATGGTCTTGTAACCAATTGACCACTCCTGTTCATTGCCGTAAAATGCGACATTAGCAAATGCCTCACGGCCACGTTCAGTGTTAAGGTTGAACTGAACCTTAGCAAACAAGCCACCAACATTAGCCTGCTTCATCTTTTCAGGCAGGCGTGGATCAGTCTTGGGGACTTCATAAATCTCTAGAACCTTACCGATGGGCTGATTCCAATCGTGGCCCCAAACAACCCGTGGTTTGCGTCGCTTTAGAGACCCGTTAAACGCACCTGCGATAACGATGTCGCCAACAGAATCTTTATTTCCAATACCTGACACAAAGGCTTCAACGATGCCTTGAGCCTTGTCGATGCCAATCTGGCCTGAAATAGCCTTGAATTGGGTGTCGTGCTCGGTGTCATTTAGTTCTGCAACAGTCATAACTCTCCTCTGAGGACTAGTCTCCTATGTGATATTGTACAGACCCAAGGCGGTGCTCAGCCGCTACTATATATAAATACTTATATATAAACTACCTGCTGAAGCGCAGAATACAACGACAATTGATCGTCAAACCGGGCGGAGCCAAAGGGTCTTTCGGGAATCGAATAGATACACCATTCACAAAAAACGGTGTACCGACAGCAACTTTTTCACCATGTAACTGCCTATGGGCAGACCTAACCCGCTCATCCATTAAAGATACCCACTGTTTTTGTACAATTTGACCCGTTCTTTGCTCTTCCGCAACTGCCGAATCATACAAGCCTTGATTGTACGGCCCTAAAACAGCAGCATCAACAATCAACTTTCGACGCTTTGTTCGAAGTTTATTGAAAATGGCTTTGATCAAAGAATACGCTAAAGCGATCTTTAAAGCGATATCAACATCACCATCATTCTCATCAGTCAATTGTGCAGCAGTAACTAAAGCAGCCGCAACTTCTTCTTGCGTGGTTGTGTTAAAATTATTGACTGCTGCTAAATGTTCAGATGTCGCTGCTTCTGATACTTGCTCAGACACAGGAGCACCATACCCTTCTTCAATATTGTCTTCAACCGCTTTACGATACGTGGCTGCCATAGAAGCCAACAACGCAACAGTTGACGGTGTAAGTAACGCCACAGGAATTGCAGAAAGAATTAGAGCCACAGAGCCACTCGCAATTGCGGCTTGGACAGCATCGCTATCTAACTCATCTAGAACAGCCTGCTCTTGATCGTCAAAAACTTTGTCAAGTTCTGAGTTTAGTCTGTCTTCTAAAGAGCTGACTGTGTATAACGTTTTAGTCTTCCAGTCGGAAGCGTTTAAGAGAGAAGGTCCTCCAGCAGCGCCAGTCTTCGTTCTAAAGGGAGACTCTTCTCACCCTCCTGGCCCTCCTCGTCCTCCTCATCGTCTAGTTCGCTAGGAACGGCACTTGCGGGGGCTTCAATCTGCTGGGTTCCTTGAACATCGCCCATCGGAACAAAAGCGCCTTGTTCGGGACTAAACTCTGTGACCTGCTGCTGTAGAGCGGCGGTAGCTTGCTGCTGAAGAGGAACACCAGCTTCGACAAACCCACCATCAGGAGGAGCGGGCGCAGCAGGAGCACCGCCAGCCATTGGGTCCATACCGCCCATGCCGCCCATGCCAGCCATACCAGCATCAGCACCCATGCCTTGATCCTGTCCTTCAGGCTGCATAGGCTTTTCAGTATTAGCAACAGGAGTAAGGTTGGGATTAGCCAGCAGTGAATCAGCAAGCTCAGACTCAACCTTCTTACGTGCTGCCGCCTCTCTATACTCATTAGTACTAATCAGCCCCTGCTGGAACTCTGACAAGTAGTGCTTCTCTCGTTCCTGCTTCGACAGAATCAAAATCGGAACATCAGACGTATCAAAGTCTACAAAGTATGACTCATCAATAGCGTCAAACGAACGAGCAATAAGATTCAAATGAGGAGTCATAGTCTCCATCCAGAAGACTTTGCCCTCCTCCATTGCATTAGAAAACGTTCGATTAGCAGAGTTGCCAATAATAGACTCTGGTACACCAAACGCCGCTAAAATTTCTTCTTTCGTAATTGTACGCATCTGCTGATAAGAAGCATCACGAGGGCTAGCAGCAGTATCCACAAAGTCAGCACCATCATCTGCAGAAATTACACCGACCGCACCAGCTCTACCAATATTCCCACGGAAGCGAGAGCGCAACTCATCTTTATCTTCTTCAGAAATCTCACTACGCAACACAAGCAAGCCACCGGGGCGACCATCATTAATCAAGAAGTTTCTATTATAAAGCTTAGCCAAAGTCTCTTGCTCAATCGCAATACCAGAAGCCTCCATCGGAGTCATCGACAAATACGGATCAAGCGGATGAGGTCTACGAATCCAAATCACATCTTTAGGCTTAATGATCCGCTTCTCCATAGCATTGATCTGAACCTCAAACCCCTTAACAAAGTTCTTTACACATGGAATTGGCGAAGTGTTCTGAGGCGGTAACAAATGCATAGCCATAGGCGTACCATCTCTAGATCGCACAACCTCAACAAACACGCCTCTCGTGCTCATCATCAACTGCGAACTCATTCTATAACGAAATGCCCAAGCATTCTCACCCATATTCGCAGTGTTATTGAAAATCTTAAGAATAGGGTTGTCTGTTACAATCTCACCAAAAGGATTGTTGTCTTTACGTAGAATCATGGGAAGACTAGCTTGGTTAGATGCAATAACATCAATTGATCGGTAAACCCAAGTTACCTTAGCAACAGCCTCTTTATAAGTCTTAACAATATCCCAGCCGTCGTGATAGCCACGATTATTGTTCTGAATGGTTGGACTGTACGCAACAGGAGCACCCACAGCAATCTGCGCTGCTTTTTCTGTAACCCCTGATTGAAGTGATTTATTTGAACTAGAGTTCCACGCCATTATTCAGCCCCTAATAAGTACCCGTAAATTCCACAAGCAAGACCAGCACTTGCCAGCCCCCATCCCAAACTTAGTATACTAATACCAAAGCCGATAAAAAGAATGCCAGCGCCCATGCAAACATGAGCCGCTACAGAACGGGACAGAAATTTCTTCATAGGTATACTTTACCGTGAAAACCTCTAGGAGACAAGCAGATATGTCAGTGCAAACTCAGGATTGGGAAAAAATTAGAGAGTATCTGGAGCCACGGCGTTCAGACTACTGGGTTGAAGAACCCTCAATAACTCAGAAAGTATTCCTAAAATCCGTGGGACAAGAAGTCATGTTTGGTGGTGCAGCAGGTGGTGGCAAGTCTTCAGCACTAATTATGGCTGCTCTCCAGTACGTCGATGTTCCCGGCTACAGTGCGATCCTATTCAGGCGTACATACGCTGACCTTGCACTACCCGGCGCTCTCATGGACCGTTTCCGAGACTGGATTATGCAATACGACGACGTTCATTGGAACGCCAACCAGTACACCGCAACATTTCCGTCCGGTGCTAGAATCACCTTCGGATACCTAAACAACGTAAACGACTACCTCAGATACAAGGGTTCGGAATTCCAATTCATTGGTATGGACGAGGTTACAGAAATTCGAGAGTCTGACTACCGATACATGTTCTCCCGTCTTCGTCGTCCAGCATCAGGCCCTCTAGCTCAAGTGCCGTTGAGAATGAGATGTGCTACAAACCCCGCCCCCAACTGGGTCCGACAACGATTCCTCGTGGAAGGCGAAAAGAGCGGAAGAATCTTTATCCCTTCCATGCTTACCGACAACCCCGGCATTGACCCTGACTCTTACCGGGCCATGCTTCAAGAGCTAGACCCTATTGAAAGAAACCGTCTTGAATTTGGTGACTGGTGGGCAACCACACTCGGCTCAATGTTTGACCGAAACAATTTAGAAGTCATTGAATTTACAGAAATCCCGTCCTTTAGTAAAGAAACAGAGATTGTGCGCTTCTGGGACTTGGCAGGCACCGAGCCTACTGCAAGTAATCCTGACCCTGACTGGACAGTAGGATGCTTGGCTGCATTTGAAAACGGTGTGTTTTATATTTTGGATGTTAGAAGAATCAGGGCCAAAGGCGACCGTGTAGAAAAATTTGTTCGAGACACCGCAATTGAAGATGGGCCGGAAGTTCCAATTCAAATGGAGCAAGAGCCGGGGTCAGCAGGCAAAAACCTTATTGATCAGTACGCTCGTTATGTTCTACCCGGATACGACTTCAAAGGACAACGAGCAACCGGTGATAAAGTAACTAGAGCCAAACCTTTTGCCGCAGCAGTGGCTAACGGAAACGTAAGGCTAGTCCGTGCTGACTGGAACACCGACTTTATTGACGAACTATCATCTTTCCCTGAAGCCCGAGTACACGATGACCAAGTCGATGCTGCAGTCCACGCCTTCAACACCTGTGCTGGTCTGGGAATGGGATTACGCCGTAAAATTGAAATTATAATTTAGGAGACATTATGAAAGTATGGATTGATCAAGACCTTTGCACTGGAGATGGGCTTTGCACTGAAATTTGCCCAAGCATCTTTGAAATGGGTGACGATGGGTTGGCGTATGTCAAAGAAGTTGACTGGCCCACAATTTATTCTAAAGACGGTAAAACTGCATCAGAAGGACCACTCCTGCAGATGGCAGAAGGAACAGCAAATGTTCCAGAGGGTATGGTTGAGGAAGTTATTGAATCAGCTGAAGAATGCCCCGGAGAGTGCATCTTCATTGAAGTGGACTAAACGGAACAGAGCTGCTTGTACAAAGACACCTTTAAGCGATGACTAAAGTTGTCAATCTCTAAAGAGTGCTGAGCCGCTTCCAAACCAGGGATATCCCTATGGAAATCAATGTACTCGCAAATCGCATTGAACGCTGCCCACTTACTGTGACCAAACATGCCGAAGTTGTAGTCTGAACGGTACAAAGAGTTGATCGTGTCAATTACGTTTTCAGCGTGCTCACGCTTGTTTTTAGAAGACGCCGTATTAGGGTTCCACTGAGAATGCAAAACGCTTTCAAACTGAAACTCAGACACGGGCGAAAGCAGCTTCTGAAGTGTCGCCTTGAAAGACGTACTCCACGCTTGGCGCATCGTCAAAACTTCAGTCACTTCACTATTCCTATCAGCATGATTGGGAGTATGACGTTTGCGGATACAAAAGTCAGCGCTTTCATCAGTAAAGCGATAAACCGAATTGTTGCGCCTACGAACATCAAGATTGTAATAACAAACCGGCACAGAGCCGTCGTGGGAAGTCATAGCGATGACATAAGTGTCAACCATGTCTTTGTCACCAGAACCTATAATCTCCAGCGTTCCAGTAAAGATTGCTACAAAGAACTTTCTGCCATCATCAAGGTTGCCGCAACTGTCTAAACGTGCAGCACCGTTGAAAGCGTCAACAATTGAATTAGCCCGCTCCAGAATGTCTGAGTTGGGCACAATCACATAACGGTCTTTAACCACTTCCCAGTTTTCTTGACGCATACCAGAATCCGCTAATGCATCGGTAATGTGTCTACCAGTACAGAATCGATCTTCAACTTCTACATACTTACTCTGAAACTGATCCCAAACATAGATAGGGTTTAAGACCACGTTGTAGTCAGACTTGCTAAGACGCAAAGCCTCTTCTGCAGAGTTGCTATTAATAGGCGTGGAAAGAGAACGCCAGGAATAATTATCTGTCATCTCCAGAGCCACCAATCTTACCACGCTCATACCGGCTAGACAACTTTAAGATATTTGTTTCAGCAACATCTGTTAAAGTAAAGCCAAGTTCCCAAGCCATACCTGACACATACCAGAGAACATCGCCAAGTTCCTTTTTGATCGCTTCTTTAACTTCATCAGAGAAGTGACCGCCGCTATCACGGATCACTTTCTTAACTTTATCAGCAACTTCACCTGCTTCGCTAACTAGCCCTAACGTGGTGTACTCTATACCCTTCTCAGGAGGAAACACGGCGGTTTCTTTAGCAGCAGCTTGGTATGCATTCATTTCCATAGACTTCACCTTTTACACTTGCTCAGAATGTCCAGTAACACGCTCAACCTTGATGTCTTCACCAGTGTTGGACTCAATAGGTACCCAGGCAGGTGAGTAGGTGTGCTGCTTGATCTTACGCATCTTAATCAAAGATCCTTCCGCTAAAATATCGAACTCTTCAGAAGTCAAGCTCATGCGGCTACGCAACGAATCATGATCGTAACGACCAGACTGTAAAATCTCTCCCATCATATTAGACAAGTACTTCGCAATAACAATGCTACGGTACCTATTCAAATCAATGTGGAGCAGCATAGCTTCAATATCATCAATGTCAATAACAACGACAGGTAGCTTTGCCATTTCTAGTTCGTTGGCGATCTTCCAGCGATGAAATCCATCAATAATAGTACCATTAGATTGAATCACAATCGGGCTTAAAATGCCATACTGCTTTATAGACTTCTCCATTTTCTTGTAATCAGGAGAAACCAAATAACAAGCAGATGTCCACTTGGCTGGCCTAATATCAGTAATGTTAGCTAAATCCATGTAAGTACCTTACCTTCTATCATCTTGCATGTCAAGGCTGTTCGCATCCATCATAATCTGGTCCTCTTGCTCTAGCAAAGCTTTCCGTTTATTATGCGCCTTTGTCTTAGGACCAACCGGGCTAGGCGATCCAATAAATTCATTAAGCAGCAGCGTGCGAATTAAATGATCAATCGGATACCCATACGGGTCTTTGACATGCTTTTTCTTGAAATCGTTACTATAAACCATTGCGGCTTTACGCAAACCCGGAGTCAAAATGTTGTCCTCAATGCAGTACTTCACTCCAGTCCAACTCATTGACTCATACATGTCAATAACTTTCTCAATATCAAACTCTGACCACAACTGCCGCTGTGCTTCAATCTGAGGAAAGCACCGATATAATTCATCATAGAATTCAGGTTCAGTACGCAGAACATCAATCAACCGTCTAGACGCAACAGAGTGAAGAGGAATACCAACTCGTTGATTTGCGCCACTCATAGCAGCATAATCATAGTAAGCGCAGTAAGGAGCATTATGCTCTTCTGAGATGAACTTCAAAACATCATCAGAAGTCCAATCATAAATAATCTTAGCAAAGCGCAACGGGATTGATTTTGACAATTTGAACGGGCGGTTAATATAGTTCTCATGGAGTTTCTGAGTAACCGTGCGATAACGAATCATTGATTCATTTGCACGAACACCCGTAATAAACGCTGTACGTCCCTTCTTGCCCTGCATCGTGTACTCGTCAATCTTGCGAGGAATAGGCTTGCCAGGGTCAATACCAAAGTGCTCCGCCCTAATAGCATTATCAGGGAAAGGTCTAAACAGTCTTCCTTCAGCTGCTCGCTTCGGAGACCACAATAAGACATACTCTCGTGCGCCAAGCACCCAAACTTCCTGACCTACAGGAAGGCAGTACCACTCCATATCCACCCAGTCATACTCGCTGACCTGCTGCACATACTCTGCTACAGCCGGAGAAAGCATTTCTTCATCACGGAAAATTACTTTAACCGGGCCGAGGCCACGCTCTTCATGAACTTCCTTCGCCAGATAAAGACATGCCGTGGAGTCTTTGCCACCACTAAACTGAATACACACAGTATCAAAAGTGTCATACACGTGACGAATACGCTCACGAGCCGCATCGACACAATTCATGTCTAGAAACATTCTGCGTCTAGCCATACTTAACCCATCTCTGAATGCTGAGCAATGAAATCAAACAGACGATCTGAAGTCGTCTCGCCATCATAGACAGGGCTTTCTCTAAGCCACTTAATGAACGCATACCACTTTGACTGCTGCTCGGCACTATCAAACACTAGCGTAAACTGAATGGACGCATTGTTGACTCCAGAAACACCAGCACTAGTACTGCCCTGAGTAACAATCGTGGAAGTGTCTGGAGTGGGAATCTGCGCAGGCTGCTCTCCAGAGCCAGTTGGCTGCGGTGTTGCTGCAGGAGGAGGTGAGTCTACACCTACATCATTCAAAACGATTTCAGGGGCAGTCCATCCAGCATTGCTATCGTTAGCCAACTCGGCTGTAATAACTGTGTTCTCAATTGCGGCCACTGAAAAGTCATCCCAACCTAGCACTTCAAAAAAGCTCTCGTCATCACCAATGACATCAGTTAGCAACTCGTACAGAAGTTCATTGTCAGTTGTACCCAAGTCAGAAATGCGGTTGTCTGCCAATGCAAACGCCAGCGCATCATCGTTGTCTAGATCAACAATAGACACAGCAATCTGCTGCCATCCCAGCTGCTTAGCAGCTTCTAGCTGATGGTTACCTGCAATGACTGTCAATGAACCATCAGCATCGCTTACAGCCACAATAGGCTTAACCTGACCAAACTTACTATAGGACGCCATGATTGCATCAACATTGCCTCGGCGTGCGTTGTTCTCCAACGGACGCAACAACTCAATGTCTACTGCTAGGCTTTGAATATTATCTGCAATGTTGTGAATCATTTATGCACCTTACCCGCCACAGCACACTGCCACCACCAGTACCCGACAACAGGCCACCGCATATTGTTTCGTGAATCAAACCAATTAACACGGTTACCCGGCAAATCACTTTCAATGAGAGACGAGTACACCTCAACATCTCCAAAGTGTGTTTTCATAACTTGCTCTAAACGAGCTTCGTGGCAGTTCCAGTAATGTGCCGCACCATCCCACCATTCAGGCGTAAGAGGGGGAGAAGCGACATATGATCCGTCATCAGCAGTATGGTACAATTGTGCGTCAATGTCTTGATGCTCCATAACTGACTTCACCATATCCCATGGCTCTTGACCATTCTTCCACCGCTCAATTGTTCGATAAACATCAGGACCAACTGCTAACACTGGTGCTCCAGGCTTAGCAACACGAACCATTTCCTTTAGGAAGACTCCAATCTTAGTCCACGAAATATGCTCTAACACGTGACCTAAATAAATAGCATCAAAATAGTTATCTTCAAAAGGATACGGCTCATCACGCTTAACAAGCACGTCTGGTTTAGTCTTTTCATCTTCCCAAACGTCTGTATTTATCCAGCCTTCAGCATAGTGATGACCACATCCAACATTTAAATAGTTACTCATATTATCTCCTTAAAACTTAACTTGCGATCTTACATTTGCAGCAATCGTTCGCAAAGCGTCACAAGCAGTTCTCAAAGAATGCAGCTTTTCTCGCTTGGCTTTAACTAGCGCCTCCGCAACTTGTGCGTCATAGTACAATTCGCTGGTCTTATACCCTGCCCAGCTTTCTTTCTGCTTTACAGCACCTTCAGCAGCAAGATACTCTTTAAACCACTGCTTCTTGTACTCAGCTTCTTTTACAGCATGATCTTTTGCCAACGTTTCAAACGCTTCTGTCTCAGCCTCAATATCAGCTGTAAGACGAATCAACTCAGATTCAACTTCAACTGAACTGATAGGTGCCGTGCGGGAATAATTCATAACTGTATTCTATCCATTACTGGCCAAATCGTCAAGGGCAGATTGTAGACGCACAACCTCCGACGACCAATCAACTGTAACGCCAGGAACACCTCGCTCAATCAAATCATCAATATGGCCTGAACCCAACTCCTGCTCTATCCACCTAGACCAAAGTATCGGATTCTTGCTTTGCTTCCAATGGCACGACGCACACAAAGCAACAGCATTACGCTCATCGGTCCTAGTAGCCGACACACTACGAGAAATAATATGTGCACACTGAATCTGCTTGCCATCTTTCTTAGAAACCCCACCCCATCGACAAGTGAAATTGTCTCTAGTCCGTACTAGCAAACTATGCAGTTTCGTGGCTTTGGCTTTATCTTGATGACCGTACTTTGCAGGCATGCTAAAGAGGAATGTTTTGGTTGATAGGGAAAAACCATCCCCCATCTTCAAACTGCTGAGCGATAGGCATGTCCGGTCTATGATTCACACCTGAATAGTGAACGATAGCAGTCTCTCGCCACAAGTCAGGATTGTTAGGCAACGAACCCCTGTGCATTAACCTCGCATGCCATACTAGAACATCTCCTTTCTTTGCCAAAAACTTTTCAGTCTGCAACTCTCCACGATCAAGTAAGTCCTCAAACATGGGTGTGAGAAAACGTTCAGAATACTTAGGCCACATAGGGTCAGTGCGTTCTTTAACTTCTAGCCGAGCAAGCGTCTGGTCTTGCGTAATAATAGGTAACACATGCGAACCACGAACAAACTCAAAAGGACCTGAGTCTTCGTGGATATCATCCAACGCTATCCATACCGCCAAATAGTGATCTTTGTTTGAATCTGGGTTCAAGTATCCATCTTGATGCCAGTTTCTTTGAGTTGACTTCCAACCGGTAAGATTCAAATGAACTCCCATATTGTCACCAATCAAATGCGAAAGAACATCGTGGAGCGGCTTGTATGTGGCTAGACGCATCAAGCTTTCAACTTGAAAATATGCACACTCTCCAGGGTAGCCCATAGGTCGATCATGATTGATCCTATTGTGTTGAATCCAGTCAGACCTATAGGCTTCAACCATGTCGTCAGGAAAAAACGAATCTAAAATAACAACACCATCACTGCGCCACTGCTTTTGTAAATCTGATAGAACATCAGTGTTCACTTCGTCCCGGTCAAGATGGGGAAGATCGCTGTCTTGAAAATTGCCTGATAAAGAATTGATCTCATCAAGCAAATCAGGATGTTCAATTATTTTGGAACCAAGAAGGTTCTGTAGGAGTACCTGCCGACCATTCATTTCTAAGCCTTTCTGCTTCATTAAACCCTGAACTAGTATTGCACCAGCTTTCCAAATGTAAACCTAAACACTCAGCATCTTTGGGTTCTGTTGTTATTCTATTATGACAAGGACGACAAACCGCTAACAGATTGCGACGCTCTGTAATTGAACCACCTTGCGATCTGTTTACAAGCTCATGTATGTCACAAGTTTTATTTACATTAACAATTATATTTGACCGATTTCCGCTATGCATATCAAACGCTGCCCACAACTTACAGGCGATACAATTTTTTTGCGCCGCAAGCATC